CTATGCAAATAGTCCGTATTCTGTAATAACCGATGAAAGCAATTTTCTTTCAGTCCTTAGGTAAGACTCACCGTCAGGTACCACCTATACGGCGCAGCGCAAGGTATAATCCTTTCGGCAGACGCGATTTGCTTGAATGGGGTTTTAAGGAGATTGTAGATCAGTTTGAGAAAACCATCGTAAACAAACAAGATTATGAGGATTTTCTTCAGACCGGCACAGCTATCGACATTGACGTCGACGACGAGTTAATCGACAGTTTCGAGGAGGCAAGAAGAGCATTCCGCTTACGCGAGAAAGCAATTCCATTGGCTCTAGACGAACCAGGTTGGCACGCTATTCGAAGTCAAATGGATATGTCGAGTACGAGTGGGTATCCACATTTCAAGAAGCAAGGCGAGATAATCGACTTACTTTACGAGGATGCGCACCAGTTAGGCCATTTCATGAAGTACAAACGACCGGAAGATGTAATCTATCCACCGTGTTATTTGGCTATGAAGCCTGCTGAGTACAACAAATTCGACAAGATACGCAAGTACCGAGAGATATACGAATATCCCTCAGCCATCAAAATTAATGAGATGCGATACACCTCACCACTGTATAAATCTTACAAACTGCAGCAGTTTGAAGACAGACCGGTGTTATTTGGTGAAGATGTCAAGGAAATGGTGAGAACCTATTTCTTGAATTTTGTTCAACCAGATAAGTTTGGTAATAAGTACGCAGTAAAGCTCGATTTCTCTAAGTTTAATCGTAGAGTTTCTCGACCTTTAATCATTATGGCATTCGATATTATTAAAGATAATATTGAATTTGGAGGATATCCTTACTCTAAGTCTCATGCAAAACGGAATTACAATCAATTCCTCTGTTTAAGACATTATTTCATCAACACACCTTTCGTCCTTCCCGACCGACGGATTTATTCTAAACGTTCAGGAGTACCGAGTGGCAGCGGGTTCACACTCCTTGTTAACTCAATCGTCTCCAGGATTGTTGTTAACGCTTGTTTACTCAAGCTTGGCCTTCCAATGATCACTACGCTCAAAACATGTGGTGACGACGTTTCTTTTGGTTTACCAGAACCAATTGATATGGATAAATTGTCAATTGCGGCATCGACTTACCAGATGGAGATACACCCAGATAAATGCAGCTGTGAAGAAATAGCACCGATGCAGTTAACTAGCGAGTTTCCTCGGTTTAAGTTGTTAGGATACGTAGGGTTTCCTTATCGGATTACTTTTGATCAGACCACGTTGTGGAAGAACACGTACTTGTGTTCAACATACGTTCTGACGAAGAACGACCACTTGGCACGGGTCTATTCACTGTTTAAGTTAACAGGTGGCAATAATTATATGCGCTTCTGCGAATATTACAATTATTGTCTAGTTACTTACTCAGGCAAGATCGATAACGTGGAAATTGTGATGAAACCATCCAATGTGTTCCAGCATACAGGTCAGCAGTTACGGTATGGTAAAGTTATAGCGCGAAACGCTTTTAACGAGTGGTGGGCAGACTACTCGAAGAGAGTGGATCGTTGTTGTGACACATCACGACTACAGCCTGATAGTATGGTCAAGTACTATTATGCTATAGCTGAAAAGGCGGCTCGAAAATACTATTTCAAGAATCGACATTCGATTGAGAAGTGGCAACTCGATCAGGTCATTTCTGCTATTTTCGAAGGAGCTCTCCAAGACGCAGGTTTCTACGAGATCAGTCAGCAGTTACGTAATCGATAAAGGTTATGGGTAATTGGTGGACGCACCAAATTACATTGAACTAAATAAATAAAGATCAACCCCC